TTTTCACCCATTTTAGTTCTCCTTTCGTGAATTCATTAACTGTTTCATAAAAGGACTTGTTATTCGTGCGAAATATAATCTTTGATGTTGACTTTTAGTACCACATACTTCTTCTTATATATCGCGTTTGCTCCCTTATGAGACAGTTCTAAAAATAAATAAGGCCCGCTATCCGGATCAGATTGATCAACCCGCAGCGAACTAATGACATCTCTTCGAAACACCTGTCGTCCGAAGACGATTCCGATAAAGATACCAACAACCATACAAAGAATGAGCTCCATATTCTATCCCGCCTTTCCAAAAACATTTTTCCAACCTATAACGATGCGTATGCAGCCTTGGCGGAGTACAATAAAAATCCGTATGATTTGGAGCCTGCTATCACGGCAAAAGAACTGTATGAAAAGTGGACCGAGGAATATTTCAAGACTTTGAAGAATGATTCCAGTGCAAGAGCTGTAGACTCAGCATGGGCGTATTGTTCATCTGTCTATGATATGCGAGTTATGGATATACGAGCCCGCCATGTGAAAGGCTGTATGGATGAGGGAGTCGCCATCGTAAAGGGAAAGGAACAGAAGCCAAGCGCCTCCATGAAGAACAAAATCAAGTCCCTATTCAACCTGATGCTGGATTATGCTTTGGAATATGAGATTGTCAAACAGAATTATGCTCGAACCTTTACCTTGACCGATGAAACCATCAAGGAAATTCAGACCGTCAAGAAAGAACACATTCCGTTCTCCGACGACGAAATGAAATTGCTTTGGGAGCATGTGGATGATAAATATTGTGTTGATGTCCTTCTGATTCAGTGTTATTCTGGTTGGAGACCACAAGAATTGGGGTTGATTGAACTGAGCAATGTTGATTTATCGAAATGGACCTTTACCGGTGGTATGAAAACAGAAGCTGGCGAAGATCGCACTGTGCCCATTCACTCCAGAATTCAGTCTCTTGTGGAACGAAAATATAGAGAAGCCAAAAAACTGGGAAGCAAATATCTGTTCAATTATGTTGATCCAGATAGTCGGCAGAAGAATATCAAGCTTACCTATAACCGCTATCAAAGGGTATTCAGCCGTATTCGTGATGAGCTCAATCTAAATCCGGAACACCGTCCGCATGACGGCCGTAAACACTTCGTCACGATGGCAAAAAAATATGGCGTGGATGAGTACGCTATCAAATATATGGTGGGACATAAGATAACGGATATTACAGAAAAGGTCTATACGGCCAGAGAGTTTGATTGGCTGCGAGAAGAGATTGAAAAAATAAAATAGCTTGTAGACCGGACGAACTCCAAAAGAGCCCGAAGCATTGGAGTAAGCCGTATCGCCAAGGCCACCCACATAAGCGAAACGAGCCGAAGAAACGACATCTCTGAGCCAGAAAATGATTCGGACGCTTGATAAAGTGTAGGAATATGGATATAGGCCCATTAGCAAAGTTTCCTCAGTTACAGTATCTCCGGTCAGGTCTATGAGGGTCCTGCCGCTGTAAACGACCTTGTTTGTAGCCATTTAAGCCTCCCTCCTACCCGATAGTTACCGTAGTACCTCCAGCGGGATTCTCGCTCTCGTTGTATGGGATTGCTTCGACTGTAACCTGTGATAAGTAATTATATCCTTCCTCGGAATCCGGCAATACTGTCTGTTCCTTTGTGGAAGGCGTAACCGTTTTTGCCTGAGGTTTGGCGTCTTCCGTACCCGACATTGAACCTTCCACGCCAAGAATAGTAATCCCTTCTCGGATATTATCAGGAATGAGCTTTGCTTTCTCAGCGTCAGCAATCGAGACTTTACCAGAACCATCGTGATGTCCCTGCGGAATGGTGTACTCTTCATCCTTGGCAGAAATCGTTCCAGTCACTGCGCCATTATTCTTCATGGTTCCCGTCAGCTTCTGACCTCGTACGTACGCAGTCTTTCCCTGAAGGATTTCAGCAACAGCAGCCGTCGCATCGGAAGAATTTACATCATATTCACAAGTACCTGTGATCGGCTCCCCCCCTTGTCATGGGCGGTAAAGCCGGAAAGAATCTTATCAGCGGTTACGGTATCACTAGTCAGGTCGATCAGAGTCTCTCCACCATAAATTACTTTGTTAATAGCCATATTCTCTCATCCTCTCTTTTGGGGAATAAAAAAAGAACGGTTTCCCGTTCCACTCATCTGTTACTCGTCTTTATTTACCTGTTTAATAATCTGATTCACATAGGTACTTAGGCCTGCCATTAAAATTCCCTGCACAATTGCCGTAAATATAGCCATAGCGATTTCCTGACCATTTCCCAGCGGACATGTTGCCAGCACCCAAATTCCACAAAGGACGATGCCGGCGGCACCGAGAATCAGCGGAATATATTTGTCCTTAATTGTCTGCGTCTGTTTCAGACCCATGCCGCAGAAATACAGGACAATCGCCACGACGATCAGTTCCGGCTGCACATAGTTCATAATCTGTTCCATCATGATTTTTCCTCCTACTGATTTTCTTCCACATATGTTGATTTATGGATGGGAAGTTTATTGACTTCCAGCATGATTTTCTGTGCCGAACCATTCCCACCCATTTTTTCATAAGGTTTATAAAGGTAATCATTGAGGTTTTCATACTCATCTTGAGTAATCCATCCTCGTTCGATATAACACATCCCAAGATACACAATCCGATCATGCGCTAATCCGATGAGCATTTGCGTTTTTACATCTTTCTTTTCGCCTCTTTTCTGGATATATGCCCAAAACCCAGAAGAAGCTATAACGGCGCAAACAATTGTTGCTACCATTTGAAACCATGGCTCCATTTTGCATCCTCCAATATTTATTTGACTCTATCGGTTACAACAATCTTTTTGTTGACAATCGTAATCGATTTTTCAAACAAATCTTCATAGAGACCTATTAAGTTTTTCCTTTGCTCCCTGGATAAAAGCTTATAGAAGCTTCCCATCCAGCCTCGAAACATATTCTCTACATTTTCATACGAAATCTCTTCATTCTTCACCTTAACAGCGAGCTTCTTGGGCTTTCTACGCATCGTAGTAACCCGCTTGGGGTTGATTCGTTTAATTACCTTTCCGGAGTCCGTTAAGCTATACTTGATTTGCAGAAATTTATAAGTGCTGGAAATCTTCACAATTCGAGTTTTCTTCTTATTGATGTGGATTCCATACTCTTCTGCAATCCGATGGATGTTATCAAGCAAATTCAACAATTCCTCTTTACTCGGATTCATGATATACCAATCATCCATGTATCTTCCATAAAACTTCTGGCTCCGTACATACTTGACGTAATTGTCAATCCGGTACGGATAATAAATCCCAATTACCTGCGATAGCTGGTCTCCAATGTTTACCGATTTCTCCATCCACTTTTCGCCTGTCAGCTTGGAGTCTGGAATATTTCTATACTCCAGCTTATTGAAGGTATCGGACATACATCTGGCATATTCTTCATCACCTATGCTTTCCAGTTTTCCTGCCACACGCACCGACAATTCTAAAAGTTCATCATCGTCGATATGTTTCATTGCCTTATGAATGCCCTCTATAACCTTTGCCCTGCTGTCACTCTGGAAAATACATATCAAATTCGTTTCTTCTACCGTAAATAGATTATTCATATTCCTATATCTCCTCCCTGTTCGTTTTTTTAGTCTTATCCTGCTCTTTAGCATCTTTATTCTTTCCTTGTGCTACTTCCTTCTGCTTGGCTACAAGCCGCTCCTTTAAGGAAGAACGTGCCTGCGGTTTTTCCTGCTGTTCTTTCTTTTCTTCTTCACGATTGAATTTCTCCACACCATTATTAAGCCTGTCATCAATCATGTTATAATTCTGCTCCTCCAGCTCCTCGATCTTGGCAAGCGGCTTATATTCTGCCAGCTTAGCAATCAGCTCTTTTGCCTGTCTTTCACTGTCCTCGTCAATTCCCCCATCAATAGATGTCTGCAAAAAAATCTGTAATGGCTTCACATTGCCGCTTCTTATATCATTTGCAATCATCTGAACCTGTGCTTCCCTGTCCGGTACCAAGTCTCTATATTCAAAAGTGTCAATATCATAGGATAACTGATCAAGTTCTGCCGCAAGCGTCTGTATCTTCGTTTCTTTTGTCTCCCGGTCATTGACCTCTTTCTCCGGATATGCCGCAATCAGTTTTTTAAGTGCATCCTGCACTGTGGGAGTATCCCGAAGCTCTGGTGTGTAATTCAGAAAATCCACATCTATGCAATTCCCTCTGACAATATCTGCTTCCTCATCTTCCCATTCTTCTGTCCCCTCAATGTGCATATTGACACCAATCGAAGGAATCCCATGCATACGGGACGGATCAATAGCATTATAAAGTTTCATTGCTTCCTCTATCGTTTCAATGCCCTCATGGTATTCACCCATATTATGAAATTCTCCACACTCCGCAACCGTAAATGTGATATGGACTGTCTCCGGCTCAACCATAGGTTCTTTTTCCAGTTCAGACAGCACTTTTTCTTCTGATGCAAGTGCGTTTTGTTCCTGCACAACTTCTCTGCCCTGTGTGACAAGCTGATTATTGATCTGCTCCTGCTGTGCCTTCTCCTGCAGATAGGTTTCTACCTCCGGCAGATATGTCTCCAGCGTTCCAGTTTTTCCCTCTGTAATCGGGTTAATATCTACCTGAATACCTGCGATGTAAATACTATCCTCATGAAGCAGATTAAAAAGATCATCTTCTCTGGTGGAACCGATGTATTCCACAACCACATCCAGATCAGAATTTTCCTTTTCGATACCTCTGCAACGGCTCCCGGCTACAACCACATCCACAATCTCTGCATCCAGACCGTACTCATCTATCTGTGACTGCACATAGGCATATACCATCTTTTCTATGTCATCTGCACTCTGTCCGTCCAGACTATGAAACAATTCCTCTGTCTTTGCCCGAAAATCTGCAACCACATCCGGATTGTTCTCTCTAAATTCTGCCTGCTTTGCTTCCAAGTCTGCCTGTTCCACTTCCTCTGCTTTTTCAGATAGTTCCTCAAAATCAACAATCTCCGCTTCGGAACCTGCATACACCTCGCCCTGCAAAAATTCATCACGATAATACTGCTCTGTAACCGCTGAAAAGCGTGGTTCTTTCAGGTCTGCAATCACCATATCCATTGCACGCTGAATCAGCTTTGTATCACGCCACTCCTGCCACAGATCATCAAACAGATTTCTGCTGTTAGTAAAGGTAAAATCATTCTCAAACCCGCGTTCTTTACTGTAATACTGTAGTTTGACAAATCCATATCTGCCTACGTCCAGAACTACGATATTTTCAATCTCATACAGCTCTGCAAAAGCATCTGCTACC